GTCCCCAGACGCCGGCGCATATGCTGGTATTGTTATACTTCTTAGAACAGAAGCAATGGATGCTACAAACATTCCACAGGATGGTACTGTATATGTTGAAGATCCAACAGAAGATTTTGACCTAAGTACAGCTGACCGAATTGGCGATGCATTGGTGATTGGTGCAGTTTATGAATGTGAAAAGAAAAGCAAAGGTGAAGATTTAACGACTTCTATAGTCATTAACGATCTAAAACCTGGTGTATCGTATTATGTTGCAGGTTATGCAGCTGATTGTCAATTCCGTTATCATTCTGACGGCGTGCGGGCATATTCTGATATGTACGGCGATAAAGAAGCTGATACTAATGCTTTTCAAGCTATTAATCTTGGTGTAAATGGAAAAGGTATAATACCTTCTGATGGCACAGGTTTAATTGCAGGTAAAAAATATGATTTTGATTTAATCATAGATGATACTTTCCCGGAATCAACTAATGCAAAAACAATAAAATTTTCTATTGATGGAGCCGATGTAGGAACCTATCAAGCATTGTTGGATTATATTAATAAAGAAATTATATTAATAGATAATCCACCACAATCACCAGTCCCTCCTAATACCGGTGCATTTTTTTGGGATGCAACCAAAGAACAATTGTTTCAGTTCAACGGACAGAAATATGATTCCATTGATGCTTTAGTAGAACCAACAGATCCCGCCAATGTACCAATGGGTTCATACTGGTTCGATACAACAAATAAAATATTAAATCGTTGGAATATTCCTAATCCTACAGGATGGAATATTATAAATTTTGCTGAAAGTGAAACAGATCTTGCAAATCCAGATTGTAATTTATATTGGTTCGATGGGACAGTTTCACGACTATGGAACGGTTCTACGTGGTGTGATCAAGAAACTCTTATATCTATAACTGATCCAAGCGACTTTCCTGTAGTAGAATGTGGAACATATTGGTACGATGAAAATAATTTGGCATTATTTAGTTGGGGAACAAACACCGATAAATGGGAAACAGAATCAGCAATATATTGGCCAGAAGCTCCAAATCAATTATCTAGTGGAACATATTGGTTTAATGATACAACGAATAAGCTATCAGTTCGTGTTGGTACAACATGGAATGATATTAGTAGCACTACAAAAATACAAAAAACACAGCCATCTGTTCCTGTCGATGGGATGCTATGGTATAACACAGTTACAGAAGAATTAAAACAATATTCAGCATCCGCCTCGCCTGTTGGTTGGAATTTATTGCCGGTACTGGTTTGGTCGGAAGATCCTACTGCTGTCATTTCTTGTAGTTTGTGGTGGGATTCTGTTAGTGATAATTTATTTACATGGGATGAGTTAAATACAGAATGGGATAATGTTGCATTGTTTATACAATCAACACAAGATCCATCAAAGGCAGTTGCAATAACTATTGATGCTACATGGTATAATCCTACTACTAGTATATTACAGCGCTGGGGCGGAGGGGATTGGGTAGCTGTAGAATTTATTAATAAACCCGCTGATCCATTAAATATTGTTGTAGGTGATGCGTGGTATAAATCATCGACAAACCAGTGGCAAATTTGGGGTATACCCAACTCTGGTTGGAATATTATTGACCCTACAGATTCTCCATCTGATCCAAACACAATACCCAATGGTGAATATTGGTTTGATACAGCAAATAATGCTTTATCTGTACGTAATGGTATAACATGGATAAGTGTTTCATTTTCCACTGTTCCTTTTGTACCTTCGCGTGGCAGTGAATGGTACGATTCAACAAATGATATTTTATATTACTGGGATAGTAGTAAATGGATAGAATCTACACCAATAGCAACTGCTTATTATAATCAATCACAAGGATTTACTATTGGCACTCTTGGTAAAGGTAGTAACAACGCTATTCTTATTCCAACCCCAGAATCTTCGCTTGCAAGTACAAGTCTATGTTCAATAGGAACAGGATATGCCTTTTTTGGTGTTAACGATATACAAGGCGGCCAGTGTGAATTTTATAATAATGGTGCACAAAAAACGTATCCAACCAGAGATATTGCTGACGCCGATTTCTTATGGAGTCAGTTATCACCTGCCGCTAATGTTCTTCAGCCACAGTCTGGTAATGATGGTGCATCTGGTGTCCCTTCTTATATGGAACGTGGTGTAGGTGATGATGGAACACCGGACGAACGTAGAGAACTTATGGAAAGCATTCGTGCCCAGCTTGGATATCCAGTAGTAGAAGTTGAATTAACAAACTATCAGCTTGATACTTGTATTCAAGGAGCACTTGAAGCATTTAGAAGTCGCGCTGCGGCATCAGTTCGCCGTGGTTTCTTTTTCTTGGACATTGAAGCAGGAAAACAAAATTACAAATTGACTAATAAAGTAATAGGATATAATAGAATTGTAAATATCATGGGTGTTTTTAGATTTACTTCTGCATTTTTATCTTCGGCGCACGGTGCTGGTGTATATGGACAGGTTGTATTGCAGCATTTGTATAATATGGGAACATATGATTTAACAAGTTTCTTTTTAGTATCACAGTATATCGAACAATTAGAACATTTATTTGCAACTCGACTGACATTTGGTTGGCATGAACATGAAAGAATATTATCACTTTATAATTCATTTGTTCGTAATGAACGCGTGTTGATGGATGTGATGGTAGAAAGAAGCGAACAGGATTTGCTCACAGACAGATACATAAAGACATGGTTAGAACGTTACGCACTATCAGAAGCCATGATGATGTTATCACATGTTCGTGGTAAGTTTGCTTCTTTACCAGGCGCAGGCGGCGGTATCTCACTTAATGCAAGTGAATTAATTAGTACATCACAGACATACCGTGAAGAATTATTACAGCAAGTGGATGATTTCATTGTCGATTCCCCAGAAGATGTTGGTATGAACTCGAGTTTTATCTTGGGTTGATGAAAGTTTGAAAAGTACTATAAAAGAGAATGTTTTAAAATTGAAGGAATTATTTTAGGTTAAGGAGAAAAAACAGTGGCTAAATATTTGGACAAAGTAATAGAAGAAATGGGCAATTATTCAGAAATGGGCATGCCTACTGGTGAAGGTGCCATGGGAATGGGGGTACCATATAAATCAGAAGGTGGAAGAGTAAAAGATGCTTATAAGATTAATAGTATTTTACGTAATCGTAATCATGCCGAACAGCAAGAAGATACTGTAGATGATGTGGAAATAGAACCAGGCGATGAGATGAATGATTATGAAGATAATATGAATGATGAAGATAATGTTGAAGAAATCAAAACTTTCTTCATGGATAATCCCGACCCATCTGATCAAGAAGTAATGCAGTATGATGAAGAACATGATATGGATATGCAGGAAATGCGTAAAACTGTTTATCGTTTAATTCAATCATTATTATCTTCTGACGAAGAAAATATGGATGACTATGATAAAATGGGTAATGATGAAGGCAACGTTTCAATGGACATGGATATGGGTGGTGATGATGAAAACAGAATGTCTGGTCATGAAGAACGCGAAATTAGAATGCGAAGTGGTCGCACACTTAGAAGACGCTATCGCTAACATAGAGATTATTAATGGCTAAAGAGTGTAATGGTTTTAGTGATTCTTGTAAAGGAACAACAGGCCCAGATTTTGAATTGAATAGGGACGGTAGTAGACCGACTAAATCGAGTGTTCCAGCAGGATGTATCCCATCTTCTACAGATGGAAAACCAACACAACCTAAAAACGTTGATTATCGGTGTAAAGATTTTCAGCTCGAAACTGACGATAAAAGCGATAACTTTGTCGATGATCTTGTCAATGAAGCATTGAATATCGGTGGTGCAACATTAAATGTTTTTAAATTACTTGGTGTACATGAGCAAGGAAAACTTATTGATTGTACGGGTAGAGGTGAAGCTGTATCAAATGGTGCATCACCAAACTTTCCAGCAGAAAATGCCTTCGATAAATTTATATCGGAATGGCGTTCTATACAACGTGGTAATGATGTTCTTGTTTCTTCCTACATTGGTTATGATTTTGGTTTTATTAAAACAAATGATCGGTCCCGGCGTGCTTATGGTATTACCACTAGCATCTATAAACATGTTACAGCAATTGCGATTAAACAAAGCTCTAACCCAAATAGAAGAGTTACGCGTGCAAGAATAGAGCGTTCAGATGATGGAATAAAGTGGTATGGCGTTCAAGTAGTTATTCTTCCCGATGATGATTGTCTTAATACTATACAATTTAGAGACTCTGTGCCATCACGATACTGGCGCATTAGACCGTTAGATTTTAATGGTGAGAATTCAAATGATGTATGGTCAGTTGTTGCTTTGCAAATGTTTCATGATTATGTTGCTACAGATGCATATAACATTCAGGATAAAGTATTTCTTGAAAACCGTGATCGTGATTATGCAACAGAATCAATAAGAATAAAAGCATACTATGATTTAACAGATAATTTAACCGAACTTAGTTTACATGGTATTGAAACACCATCATTAATGATGTATTTGACTGTTAATTTTACAGCATGTGTTGCAGCATTAGGAAGACCTCCTGTTGTTGGTGATATTATGGAAATTCCAAGCGAAGCACAATATTCTGCTAAGATGGAAAAAGTATTGAAATGGATGGAAATAACTGATGTATCGTGGTCAACAGACGGATATACTCCAGG